CCTTTCAAGATATATCGAAACGGAAACCGAGCCGAACCAGCGAGATTGAAGAGGATCTGCCCACGGTCGGTAGGGCTTTACCAAGATTGGTCACGCCTTATGAAGCGGCTGGTGACTATGTCGCATCTGTGGAGGCTTTTGCTGAACGCGTGTATGGCGTCAGTTTGATGGAGTGGCAGAAGGTCACTCTTGCCGGGCAACTTGCTTATGCGACACCTGAGGATCGTGAGACAGGGACTTTGATTCACAGGTCGTCTTTGACAACGTCGGCTCGACAACAGGGTAAAAGTGTGGCCCTCAGAATTTTGGCATCGTGGTGGGCCGTCCAAATGGCCGCGATCCGTAAAGAACCTCAGACCATCATGTTGGTCGCTAACGAATACCAGCGCGCCGCCGATCTGTTCATGGATATCGCGGAACCGATGGTTGAGTTGTTTGGTGCCAAGTTAATGAAGTCTTATCAGCGTCAGTCGTTGGTGTTTCCTGACGGAACAACGATTCGTTCAGCAGCTGCGACCGCTGGAAAGGTCGGCTACTCGGTAGATCTTTTGCTCATTGACGAAATTTGGGCAATTAGTCCGCAGGTTGTGTGGGGCGCGTTAAAACCGAGCCAAGTCGCTCGAAGGAGCCCTCTATTTTCTTGCTGGAGTACAGCAGGCGATACTGGTTCAGAGGTGATGATTTCTATGCGTGAGGGAGCGATCAACTCAATTGACAAGGGCGAAAAATCGCCAATGTTTTTTGCGGAATGGAGCGCGCCAAGTGGCTCCCCAGTTTCGGATCGCCAATTTTGGCCGTGGAGTAACCCCGCCCTCGGTACGACCGTGTCATGGGAAGCCCTTGAGGACGCATACAAAACTTTGCCTAGTTCGGAATTTGTTCAGCAACATCTCAATATGTGGCAGGGCTCAACTCAATCTTGGATTCCAAACATTTGGCATGATCTTGTTTCACAAGTTGCAATGCCACCGGGTGGAATCCTTGCCGTGGATTCATCACTTGATGACCAGAGATACTGTGGAGTTAGGGCCGTCCAACATGACGGCCGCGTGATCGTGACCACCGAATTTGTGGTTGAATCTCAAGCCCAAATGTGGGCTGAAGTCAATCGCGTTATGCAGGATCGGGACGTGCAACTTCGAGTCAACCCAACCATCCATCCCAACGTGCCACCCGATTTTGCTAGGCGCACTCAGATCGTTGGATATCGCGAAATGAAAACGGCGACACCAATGGTTCGGTCAATGATTATTGAGGACAAGTTGCGTCACACTGGCGAAAACTCTTTGGCTGAACACGTCACGCGCGCGGTCATGGTCAAACTGTCTGAGGGTGCCGCACCGTTGTCTAGTCAGAAATCACCCGGTCCGATTGAGTTGGCGCGTTGCATGGTTTGGGCCGCAGCTGAAGCAGGGCGTCCAGTTCGGTCGTCGCGTGCCGCTTTCGCTTTTGGCTGAGGGTACTTAACACAGACCAAAAAGTGTGAGAGACTCGCAAGTGATGGCTCTTTTCGGTAGCAAAAAAGTAAGCGCAACCCCAGCGTTTGCGTCCGCGCCGATACAGGCTGCAGCAGGTTCTGCCGCACAGGTGGGTCAGTTCTATACGTACTCCGTCGGGGCGTCGCAAGAACTGGCCCTCTCTGTTCCCACTGTTGCCCGCTCAATTCAAATGATTGCGTCCATGGTCGGCTGCTTAGAACTAAAGCATTACACCACTCAATGGACTGGCGAAGAGTACGAAGAGATCTATTTGGAGAACGAGTCGTGGATGGATCAGCCCGATCCCAAGGTTACGCGCAACTTCATCTTCTCCCAGCTCGTCACGGACCTTATGCTTCACGGTCGCGGATTCTGGTACATCACCAGCCGATCCACAGCCACAGGACGCCCGCTTTCGTTCCAATGGTTACCCGCCGCAATGGTGACAACCATGGATCAAGCAGGTCCGCAATGGTTCGGCCCGTCCGACCAAGTCGAATTCAACGGTTACCCACTTGCAACCGATGACGTCGTGCAATTTTTGGCACCGACTCAAGGTCTGCTCTATACAGGCAACCGGGCAATCATGACGGCCTTAAAACTTCAGCAAGCCGCCGACCGTTTCGCTGTCAACGAAATTGCCGCTGGTTGGTTGCAACAAACCGACGCATCCGAACCAATGTCAGCCGAAGATCTTTCCGAACTTGCAGCTGCTTGGCGTAACGCTCGACAAGTTGGTGCCATTGGCGCACTTAACAGCGTCGTGACTTTTAAAGAGTTCTCCAGTGACCCGAACAAACTGCAACTGATTGAGTCGCGTCAATTCCAGTCGCTAGAACTGTCTCGGGCCACTGGAATTCCCGCATACCTTTTGGGCATTGGCGTACAGGGCTACACATACCAGAACGCGCAACAGGCACGCCAAGATCTTTATTTGTTTGGCACTAAACAATATTTGGATGCCATTGAGCAAACATTGTCAATGAACCAACTTTTACCGCGTGGACGCTACGTCAAATTTGATGTTTCCGATTATGTTTACGAAAACGATCTAGGGAATGTTGAGCGCGAACCCGCTTTTGATTCAGGAAACCGCGAGGAAGAATACTCATGATTAGATTGACCGCTCAACAGATCACGCTGGACGCGTCCGCTGATGGTGAACCGTCGCGTCAGATCACAGGGCTCGCCGTTCCTTGGAATGTCAAAGCGACTCTGTCTGGTGGCGAAAGTGTGGTCTTCCTTGAAGGCTCACTGCCTGAGGACGGCCCGATGCCGAAGCTCTTGGAATACCACGACGACACGCGCGTCATTGGTCGAGTCACCGAAAGAGTGTCCACCAGCGAAGGCATGATGTTTGTCGCAAAACTAAGCGCAACTCGCGCCGCCGATGACGCTCTCGCACTGCTCGCCGATGGCGCTTTAGACAGCGTTTCGGTGGGCGCAATCCCCACCAAGTTCAAGCGCCTGTCAGACGGGACCCTAGAGGTCTCTCAGGCTAGATTCGTAGAACTGTCGGTGGTCACTGTGCCAGCGTACGAATCAGCACAGGTCTACTCAGTCGCCGCCTCATCACCCGATGAAAGCGAACCCGACGAAACCGAAACCCCAACAGAAACAACCCCAACACCATCCGAGGAGGATGAAATGTCAGAACCCACAACCGTTGAAGCCGCTGTTGCGACTCAACCCATTTACGCAACCGCCGTCAAGCGCGACGCAAAACTGCCGACCGCTGTCGAATACTTGAGTGCTGCCATTGCTGGCGGAACTGCTTGGGAACGTATGCACGAAGCACTTCGCGCCGCAGCTCCCGACGTGGTCACCAGCGACACACCCGGTGTACTCCCAACCCCAATCCTTGGACCCGTCTACAACAACTTTATCGGCCGTCGCCCTGTCGTTGATGCAGTTGGTGCCAAGTCCATGCCGGGCGGAGGCAAAATCTTCATTCGTCCCGAGGTCACGACTCACACGAGCATTGGTGCAAGCCTTGCCGAAATGACCAACCAGTCAGGCACTTTCGTGGTGAGTTCGAATCAGGTCACCAAGCAAATTTTCGGTGGCTACGTCAACATCTCCGAAGCCGATCTTGATTGGACCGATCCCGCAATCTTGTCAATCTTGCTTGACGACATGGGCCGTATCTACGCAAACGCAACCGACAACTACGCAGCCGACACTTTGGTTGCAGGCGCAAGCGTTACCCGCAACTTTGTAGCTGCTGATCTTGTTGATCCAAGCGCATGGTCGGAATGGGTAGCAGGATCTGCCGCAACAATCTTGTCATCGTCAAACGGCAACTTGCCAACGCACATTTTTGTATCGCCAGACATTTGGGGAAATCTCCTCGGTCTTTCCGATACCGCAGACCGTCCGTTGTTCCCACAAATTGGCCCAATGAACGCATACGGCAACCTTGCACCCGGACAGAACAACGGCAACGCTTTTGGTTTGTCAGTTATCGTGGACCGCAACTTCGCTGCTGCAACTTTGATTGCTGGCGACGCATCTGGTTACGAACTGTTTGAACAGCAAAAAGGCGCGATCTCGTTGGACAACCCGTCTACCTTGAGCCGCACCATTGCGTTCCGTGGCTACTTCGCCGCTTTGATGATTGACAACACCAAGTTCGTTAAGGCTGCTTTCGTCTGATAGACGGAACTGAGTAGAGAGACTGCACCATGGCCACATTCAGCGTGACGCACCACCAGCGTCTAGACGATGTTGCTGTGGTGCAGACCCTCGAAGCAACCGACATCACAGTCGGTCAGACAATCACACTGACAGGACTAGGTCACGGCCTGAACGGCACGCACATTGTCATCGCTGTACCGGTCAACTTGTTCGCTGGCGTTAACGAAGCAGGCGACCTGCTTTACAACGAAAACGAAATCATTGTTAACCAGTTGATGTTTCAAGATGTTGGCGACGATCTAGAACGATCAGCAGCCGATCCGTTTGGAACTTTGACATGGACTTTGACTTGTACATGGTTGTCATCAGTTGCCCCGGTGCAAGAGTTTCTTGGGATCTCGTCGGCCACGGCAAATGACACCGCGTTCCTAACGACTTGTGTCGCAGCTGCTAACGCTTGGTGTTTCAGGCGTCGCGTTCAGGCTGGTTACCACGACAGTCTCACGACTGTCCCTGACAGTTCAGTGCTGTTAGGAACCACGCTTTACGCCGCAGGGCTTTACCGTGAACGCGGCACAACTGGGGACAGTTACGCATCCTTCCAAGACATGAGCGGACCACCGTTAATGACCTTGGGTCGAGTCAACCAGTTGCTTGGCGTTAAGAGATCGCAGTGCGCTTAACATGGCTGGCATTTTCACAGACGCGATCAACACGGTCTCCGCATCGCTCACGGCCCTTGGGCTCAAGCCTGTTACCGATCCACGCAACGCACGACCGCTCAGCGTCTTTATTGAGTTGCCGTCGTTTGAATCGTACGGTGCAAACCCAACATCCAAAGTCAGTGACGTCACAATCACTATTCGAATCCTTGGATCGCCACCCGGCAACCAAGACTCAACCGACTACATCCTTGGCGTCGTGGACACCATCCTCGGCTCAAACATTGCAGTCATCAATGGACAACCATCCATCGCAACGATCGGGTCGCAAGACCTCCCCTGTTACGACCTCACAATCAAACTCACAGCGACACGCTAACTAACAAAGGAAAAACATCATGGCAATCGTTTACCAAGGCAGTGGACAAATCACCATTGGCGCAAACAACATTTCACTTAACTGTTCATCCATCACCCTCGAAGCAGGCTTTGACTCGCTGGAAGCGACCGTGATGGGAGCCACTGGACACAAGTTTGTCGCTGGCCTCCAAACGGTCAGCGTTTCGGCAACCATCCTGCTGGAGTACGGCGCGACCTCAGTAGAAAAGTATTTGTCAGATGTTGTCGGCGACGGCGACACCACTGTCATTGTTGCACCTGACTCTGGCGTGGCCGCACCCGGAAATCCGATCTACACAATTAGCAACATGATGATTTCGTCGTTCATGCCGATTTCAAGCACTGTCGGATCCCTTGACACCATGACCGTCACGGGCACTGGTGGCACTTGGGTTCGTGCCGTAGCCTGATCTAACCAACACAAACAAAGGACCCCGACATGATTGGTATGACGTTACGAGTAGAGATGCTCGACGGAGAAACACACGAGGCACCGATAACTTACGGTGTTGCGTGTCGCTGGGAGGACCACCATCCTCAACTCTCCGTCGGGCAGTTTCTAGAGAACATGAAATTTAAGGCTTTGGCTTGGTTGGCATGGGACGCGGTCCGCTCAAGTGGCGTAATCGTAGAACTGTTTCCCAAGTGGGTTGAAAAAGTAGGGGACATTACGTTTGTCCCAAAAGAGAAACCAAAGCAGGACGCGCAGTCAACCTCATAGCGCAGCTGGCAATTAGGACAGGCATCAGCCCATTGGATTTGATGGAGTGTCCAGCGTCGGTTGTGGATGAGATGGTTCGTTTGCTTGTTGAGGAAAACGAGAAAGCGAAACATAAGCGATGACAATTCAGGTGAAAGGTGTGGCCGAGACTTTGCGCGAACTCGGCAAAATCAACCCTTCACTTAAGAAGGAATTGAACAAGGACATTCGAGCGATCCTTAAGCCGTTGCTTAGTGAAATTAACCAGTCAATTCCGACGTCGCCTCCGTTATCTGGTATGGCTCACAACGGTCGCACCGGGTGGGGTAATCGCAAGAACTCGGTGATTAAGATTGACACGCGTAAGCCCCGTAGAAACCTCAACGAGCCCCGTATGAGTGTCCCTGTCAACATTGTTCGAATTACGACCAAGGGCGCGCCTGTGGCGATTGTAGACATGGCTGGCAAGGCTGGGGGCAGAGTCTCTAAGCGTGAGGCTAAGTATCAGCGACCGAACTTTGCTAACGCGCTGGCAGGTAATCCTTCACGCTTTATGTGGGCTAAGGCCGCCGACTCTTTGTCTATGATTGAACGAGAGATGAACGACACGATCGAGCGAGTTGTTCGGGACGCAAACCAAGAGATGGCGAGAATCCGCTAATGGCAATCAACATTCCGATCATTACCAGCCTTGAGGACACGGGCATCAAAAACGCTAAAGCAGCGTTTAACGATTTCAAAAGTGCTGTTAGCAATGCCGAGGGTGGGATGGGCAAGTTTAAGGCTGGCGCAGGTGCCGCCTTTGATGCTGTCAAAGCCAACGCCGCCAATTTTGCTATGGCGGCTGGTGCGGCCCTCATATCGTTTGCCGTTCAAGGAATCAAAGCGTTTCAAGACCTTGCGTTAGCGGCAGGAAAATTTGCTGATGCTACAGGGCTCACCGTTGAGGATGCGTCAAGGTGGAAGGAAGTTGCGGGCGACATCGGTGTCGGATCTGATTCGATTCAAACAGGAATTAGTAAGATGAATAAAGTGTTGGGGACTTCGCCTCAACTGTTTAAAGATCTTGGAATTGAGATAGCAAAAACCGATAGTGGTGCAATGGACGTGAATGGCACATTCCTTAATGTCATTCAAAGACTTCACGATATTAAAGATCCAGCGGAACGCGCCAAAGTAGCGACACAGTTACTCGGCAAGGGTTGGACCGACATGGCGGAACTAATTCAAGTAGGTGCAGAAGGTCTAAGAACATCACTTGGTGAGGTTTCAGAATCCAAAACTATTAGCCCTGAGGAATTAAAAAAAGCCAAAGAATACCGCAAAACGATGGATGAGTTGGGCGATAAGTTCCAAGACGTCGCAATCGCCGTCGGTCAATACTTGGTTCCCAAATTAACTGCGGTATTGCAAATAGTCACCGATATCACCGACGCTGTAGATAAAATCCCTGACCCGTTGCTGGCTTTAAGTACGGGCGGAATCTTCGGTGCTCCTGACGGGACACCCGGTTGGGCGCAAGACAAAGCTGACGCGACTGCTAAGGCTTTGGCGGACGCTAAAAAAGTTATGGATGATGTTGCAGACGATGGGATGCAAGGAGTGATTATTGCGGCTGATAGAATGGCCACAGCCCTAATGGACGCCGACAACGCTTGGAAAATTTTGATTGGCAACCTTGACCAAGAAGTTGCGTTAGATAACGCTAAAGAAAAATTGAAAGACCTTGAGGCCGCCGCTAAACGTGCTTTTGGTTCGGGTGCCCAAGCAGACATTGACGCTTATGAAGAGGCTGCCGCCGACTTTGTTGGAATGTTGGCAGCCATCTCAGACGGTATGGACGACATTTCGTCTAAAGAAATTTTGATTCGATATAAAACGCAGGGTCCAGCAGCTGCGCTTGAGTTGGCTAATTATCTTGCCCGTGGTGCTGAGTATGGCGGTAAGAGTGCAGAGGACGCTTTAACTCTTGCAGGTATCTCTACGTTGCCCCGTAGGGCTATGGGCGGTCCCGTTAGCCCTGGTGGCGGACCCTACATTGTGGGTGAGCGTGGGCCTGAATTGTTTACACCGT